CGTAGCCCCCGACACTCCGACACTTTTTGGGGGGTAAACCAACAAGATCCATAGAAATTGCTATACGAGTTGTTATAACAATTTCAGTAACAATTTCAGTAACAACACATATAGACAATACATATTCTTTCCTACCCCTTACAGGGGTAATAGGAAAGAATATATATAATGGCTAAAACCATTATATGCTTTACGCTTTATAAAAAGCTCGCATATAAGGTTGCCATTATGAGCCATCCCCGACCCTTCCGCACCCGCTTCTTCCGTAAAAAATCGGGCAAGCCACAAAAGGCCGAATCGCCTTGGAAGCGGGCTTGGCGTTTGGCTCCCGAGCGTATGCGGGAACACCTAACCCAGATGAACGAGGCGAGATCCAGACAATCGGAGCAAAGGGGAGAATTGGTTCAAGCGTTGCTGAATATGATGTCGGTCGAACCCGTCCAGCCGTATGTGATGAGAAATAATCTTAAGTCGCTTTGGAAGGAATGTTACAACGAGGATAAAACCGACAAGGAATCCTGGAACCTAATCCGTATGGCTATGCGAAAAGGAATGATTGGTCGGACTGATAATAATTTGATATATCCACGAAAGGGTTAATTCATTTGAAAATTGTTATTAACTTGTTAATCGTTTTGTATGATTAACAATCGCTTTAATAACACTAACGAAAATGACGACCAAGATTCCGTGGAAGAATCTGGTTGCGAGATTGAAGGCATTTTAGCCGAGACGAATGAGTTGCGTAAGATTGCTGCACGGACGATTCTGCGTTCATCGGTGATTATGGACAATAAGCAAGACGAGGATATTGCCCAAATGCTATTGCTTGAGGCGGCCGTGATGATGAGCTTGATTCACAGGATTGAAAACTTCTTTACCGAAGATGGATCTGGAAAATGAATATCGCAAATGGTGGCGTAAACTTTCCAAAGAAGAAAAGGCATCTTTGTTGAAAACGGGCTTCAATCCAAAAAACTACAAGGACGATGGCGTTCCCAGCGCCCATCGTTATTTTGGTGGCGAGCCGTCCGATAATGAAATCGAAAGCCGTAAGGTTGTTTTCGGTTATGACATCAATTTTAATTCATACAAGAATTGGCAAAACAACTTTGCTAAAAAGGAATCCGATTTCAACAATCGCAAATTCACCAACGATGAAGTATTGGAAATCATCAATCGTGTTATTTTGGTATTGGATGATTCAAATGATGCTTCCGTAAAACTTCACGCCATTTGCATTAAGATTGCTTTAGGCGTTCCAGGACAACCAACAATGACCGCAGTTGCCAAATGCTACAATCTCACCAGAGCTGCGGTTAGTCTGCGGGTCAAAACCATTCAACGCAATTTAGGGCTTGCTCCATCGATTTATATGAAATCGGAACACGCCTGTAAAAAACTTTCCAAAGCAAGGAGACGGAAGTTATGAACGAGAAGGTAAGACCCATTGATTTAGCGGCTCGCTTTGGCGTAACCAAGCAAGCAATTAACAAGTTTATCAATCAAGGTATGCCCATTGATTCGATTGAATCTGCCGAATCTTGGTTAATGTCTCGTCGTGCAGCCAATAATGGAAATGCCAATGTAAGACCAGATAAGGATTTCAATGAAACAGTTGAACGGCAAAGAGAGTTGAAGGCATTGGCCTACCGTCAATACCTTGACGACCTTGCCAACAATTCACCCGATGCCAGCAAATCTTATGCAACTTATGACAAATTGGTTAAGACGCTGATTGCGCTCGAAAAGGAATTGCAAGCACGGGAGATTGCCAGCCGAGAATACATACGAACACAAACCGCCATTGAACGCTTTGGACGGGTGTTTACACAGGTTCGTGAGGAGTTAAACCAACTTGGATCTAAAATCGCTTCTAAAGCCAACCCAGATAATCCTGGAAGGGCGATGAAAGCCATTGAAGATGAAGTTAGGAAGATGTTGGAACGCCTTTCGGCATCTGCTGGCTATGCGGAGCAAGCCGTTATCAAGGAACCCGACCAAGAGGAAGTAAACGAAATAATCGAAACAAACGCAGAAGAAACCATTGACGAAGTTGAAAATGAATGATTATATGTAAATATGAATAACTCATTTTTTGAACCACCACCACACACAAAATGGAATGTGCTTAATTTAGGAGCTGGTGTGCAATCTTCAACGATGGCTTTAATGGCCGCAAGGGGAGAAATAACTCCACATATTGATTTTGCTGTATTTGCAGATACGCAAGCAGAACCAACAAGTGTTTATGATTGGCTTGATTATCTTGAAAAAGAAATAAATAAATGTCCTTATCCATTTCCAATTTATAGAGTAACAAAAGGAAACCTTACAGATGATAGTCTTAAAATAGTTTATCGTAAAAAGACAGGACTTAAATCTATGAGACGGCTTATTCCTCTTTTTGGAATCAAACCAAATGGAGAAGTAACTGCTGCTATTGGAAGGACCTGCACAGCAGATTATAAAGTAGCTCCAATTTTGAAAGAAATAAGAAAGCGTTGCGGAATAACCCACGGACAAAAAGAAGTTACAGTTACACAATGGATAGGAATTAGTTATGATGAAATGCAAAGAATGAAATTGCCAATAAATAAATGGACACAACACAGATGGGTATTGGTAGAAAAAAAGATGACTCGTGCCCATTGTAAAGAATGGATGAAAAAAAACAATTATCCAGAGCCACCAAGGTCTGCTTGTTATTATTGTCCATTTCATTCTGATAGTGAATGGAGAAGATTAAGAAATGAAGATCCATATCATTTTCAAAAAGCAATTGATTTTGATAATAAAATAAGGCAAATGTATAAAACGGAGCAAAAAGATATGAAAATGGAAGTTTATTTACATTCATCTTGCAAGCCGCTTTCAGATATAGATTTTGATTCTGATGAGGATAAAGGTCAATTAGGATTTGATTTTCAATCTGAATGTGAAGGTATGTGTGGTTTATAAATAAATGATTATTCACCCAGATACAGTTAATATTTTCGAGGCACACATTCGTGCAATGATGACACCTGACCCCGAAGGTGACATTGTTGAATGGCTTGAGGCAAATGTGAGAGAGATTCCTGGCTCGCCCCAACCAGGACCTTTCCGTGTTGAATCAACGCCATACCTCGCCCCTATTTTACGAGCTTTGACTGACCCAGAGATTACAACCATCGTGGTCTTGGGTGCCGTTCAGATGGGTAAATCTTCTCTGCTTGAATTGTGGTCGAGCTTTATTCCCGTTCGCTCTCCTGGACCAACGCTTCTCTTGCAGGACATTGATGACAATGCACAGGATTGGCAGAAGGACAGGTTGCGACCAATGTGGGAAGCAACCCCTGCGACATTTGAGCGTATGGAAGAATCGGAAAGAAACCAATGGAAGAAAACAAGGTTTCAACGAAACACTTGCTGGGTGCTTGGTGCGAATAACAAAAAGAATCTGCAAAGACGCTCCATTCGATTCCTTGGTGGAGATGAAGTCTGGCTATGGCCAAAGGGACACTTGAACGAAGCGCTCGCTCGACGAACCGCATTTATCTGGCAGGGAAAATCATTGCTTGTTTCGCAGGGTGGCGTTGAGGGCGATGACATTACAGATTTGTGGAACCAATCGGATAGACGAGAATGGACTTTCAAATGCACACAATGCGGAACCAGACAACCTTGGGAATGGGAACAATTAAAATACCCAGAGGACGCAAAGGAACCGCACGGATGGAATATTGATAAAGTAAAAGAGGGTTGCACCTACGAATGTAAATCGTGCAAACATCAATTTAAGGATTCGTTTGAAGTTAGGGCAGAGTTAAATGCAACGGGTGAATATATCCCGATGAACCAAAACGCCCCAAAGGGCATTGTTGGTTTTCATTGGAATTCGCTTTGCGCCCAATGGGGATTGAATTGGGGTAAACTTGCCGAGATGTGTATTCGTGCAAAAATCGCTTTTGAGGAAAACGGAGATAATACGGCACGAATTGAATTTAAGCAAAAGCGTTTGGCGATGTCGTGGAGCGAAGATCCAGACGATGGTGGTGCAGAAGTAATGCCACAAGGTTACAAGATGTTGTCCGATTGGGATGAGGAAGGTTTTATGGTGGACAGTATGCTTGCGGAACCGCCAATGAAGGATGAATACAAGAAGGCAAAGCAGTTTGCTAAATTGCGATTTATGTCTGTCGATGTGCAGCGTAAAGGTTTCTATTGGATTGTCAGAGCTTGGTCGCTTGATGGTAAAAGCCGATTGTTACAATGGGGATATTCGGAAACCGAGGAACAGGTTCGTGAGGCACAACGCAGACTTGAAGTTGCTGATTTCTTTGTCTTTGTGGATTCTGGTGACGGACCCAATACGGATTCGGTCTATCGTATGTGCGCAAAGTATCAATGGAACGCCACCAAGGGGTCTGGACAAAATGAATTCCCTTGGAGAATTCAAACCCCCTACGGAGTTAAGGTTGCTTATCGACCATACGCCAGAGCAAAGGTCATTCAGATTGGCCAAACCTCGTGCAAACTTTATTTGTTCAGTAATCTCTATTTCAAGGATTCATTGACCAGATTACGAAGGGCTAACCGACACACCTATCCAGAGGACGCTGGTGAGGAGTATCGCAAACAGATGCAATCAGAGCATCGCACACGAACCAACAATGGACAAGCCATCTGGCTGCCCATTGGTGATCGTGCAAACCACCTTTGGGATGCCGAAGTTATCGGTATGGTGCCAGCGATGATGGCCAAGTTAATCGGTCGTGGTAAAAATAAGAATGGCAAAATAGACGAGAAACAAACTGAAAACAAAGAGGAAGAAACCGCTTGACCTCTTTGCTTTATTCATTTTATTCAATCTTGGTCTGGTCGCCTTGGGATTGTTTCATTGATGGCTTGATGAGAATAGGAAGGGGCGACCAGACCCCCGCTTTACATACGGCTAAAGGAATGGCAAGACCCCAAGGAATATTTCTTTTACTCGAAATTAACGACATCAAGGAAATCGTTGCTAAAGCTGTTGAATTGCTGAAGCAGGGAAAAACGATGATGGAATATTCCGATAGCGGGACTTCCGTGGTCAAGGGGTTCCCTATGACGATTCAAGAAGTTTTGGTGGAAGCCCGCTACGCTTTGATGGTCAAAGACCCAGAGCAATATGGCTCTCCAGATCGTGTTAGGGTGATGAACCTGTTGAATAATTTCCGAGGATTATAATGAAAAAGCCGACCCCAAAAAAATCTGCTAATGTAAAAGTAAACAAGCCCAAGTTGCCAACGAAGGCATCGGGTGGTGTTGCTCCGCAAAAGCAAGCATCAACGGGTCCAGGCATTTTCTCTAATTTCGAGTCAGCAAAGTTTAGTAACAAGCGTTCTTGGATTTGGTCATCGTGGCCACAGGATTTCAAGAAAACGATGACGGTTTTCGACCGTATGGAGACAACCCGCAAGATGCGCTGGTTGGAACTCAATGCGGGCTTAATTCGTCAAGTGTTGTCGGATATGTCGCTTTATACGGTTGGACAAGGTATAAAGCCACAGGCGCAATCGGGTGATGAAGTTTGGGACGACAGAGCAGAAACATATTTCAAACAATGGGCTTCTCGTCCTTGCGACATTACAAATCGTTTTTCATTCTTTGAAATTCAGCATATCTGTTGCCGATTGATGGATAGAGATGGCGAATGTTTTATTATCAAAACTCGTGGAGCCAATGGCGAACCAAGATTGCAAATTATCGAAAGCCACAAAGTTGGAAATGAAGTAAGCGGCTCACCGCCTCCAGGAATGGTCGATGGAATCCAATTTGGACCATACGGACAACCGATTGCTTACAATGTCATTCGTTCCGATGGTTCAAGCCGATTGGTTCCTGCCAATGCTGTGATTCATTTGTTTGAACCAGAAGTTGCTTCTGGAGCCAGAGCGTATTCACCCCTTCAGCATAGTATCAATAACCTGGTGGACTTATTAGAAATATTGTCTTTGGAGAAGCTCGCTTTGAAAAATGCAAGCGATATTACTCGCACGATTACGAGAGAGAATCCTAACTTTGACGGAACGCCAACTGACTTTGAAGCGTTTGGAATGAAGCCACAGGATTATGGCGATGGAATGACAGACCCAACGCAAGCATCCACATTTATCGGTGGAAAAATTCTTGCCCTCGCTCCTGGTGAAAAACTTGAAAGTTTTGAATCAAATAGACCTAATAATACTTTTGTTGGATTTATCGACGAGCTGAAACGAGATAGCGTTGCAGGGGTGCTTCCTGTTGAGTTTACCGCAGATCCAACGAAAGCGGGTGGTGCAGCAATTCGTCTTGTCGTATCAAAGGCAGATAGAAAATTCTCACACCGCCAATCGGTAATGATTCAGCGTATGCTTACTCCAATCTGGGGTTACATTATCGGAAATGCTATTCGTGATGGAATCCTACCATCTACCGACCTTTGGACGAATGTAACTTGGACAACGCCTCGACGAGTAACAGTTGATGCTGGCCGTGATGCTCAACAAAATCGCTTGGACATTGAAACGGGCATTAAGAGTTTAACCGAAAACTACCTTGAAGAAGGTTTAGACCCCAAGGAGAAGATGCGAGAAAACGCTGCGGAGAAGAAATACTTACTACAACTCTCCGAGGAATTCGGTGTTCCTCTCTCGATGCTTTACAAGCCACAGAATGTATCTCCTGCCGACATCAATCAATCCGTCACGGAAGAAGATGACCAAGCACGAAAAAGAGAGATGCCCGATGATGGTGAAATTTTACCCGACGACGAAGAATAAACAATGAACGCCCTTTCTAACGCTTTCAAAACCTTTTCGCCAATGCTGATTGAACCAGCAAAGGCAAAAGCATATCTCGACAAAGTTGAATCCGTGCCGTTGAGCCAATTGGCTAACAGCGACATTGAGGATATGATGGAATTGATTTTTGGACCTACGCCTGTTTTAATTAAATCTGGTTCAATTGGAATTATTCCTGTTAAGGGAGTAATCGGCTCTGGCCTTACTGAAATTGAAAAGATGATGGGTGCCGTTGATGTTGAGGACATCCAAGAGATGCTCGAAGAATGTGAACGAGATGCCAACATCAAGACGGTTGTTTTCGATTTCGATACTCCTGGTGGAACCGTTACGGGCGTTCCAGAATTAGCATCGAGAATTAAGAATACCAAACTCCGTTCAATCGGCTGGTCGTGCAAGCAATGTTGCTCGGCTGGTATCTGGCTAATGAGCCAATGCGATGAAGTTTATGTTTCGCCATCGTCGATGATTGGTTCAATTGGTGTTTACATTCCTGTTTACGATATTTCCGAGGCATACAAGGAAGAAGGCGTTGCGGTTGATGTGATTAAATCTGGTTGGGCAAAAGCTGCTGGCTATCCAGGAACCAAGATGACCGAGCAACAACGCAAGTTGTTTGAAGATGATGTCAAAGAAACCCACGATTGGTTTATCGGTGATGTGATTTCGGTTCGCAGTTTTGCCAAGGTTGAGGATATGCAAGGTCAATGCTGGTCTGGCCGTAAAGCCGCCGAGAAGATGCTTGTAAGCGGACTTTTGGATACATTTGACGACCTTCTTATCCACATCAGCCCAGAGGAATACCAGAATTACGAGCGTCAAGAGCCGATTCCTGCCACCTCAAATGTCGGTGGATCATACGCTCAATTGGCCGATGTATCACCAGAGCAGGGCGAAAAAGACGAATCAAAGCCCATTTCTGACGAAGATAAAAACGATAAAAAGAAAAAGAAGAAAAAGAAGAAGGGCGATGGCGACGAAGAAGAAGATGACGAAGATTACGAGCCAGAGATGCCAGATGTCCCAGAGAAGGATTGCCCCCCTGTGGACACCGATTGCAAGCCAAATTCTTGACACAAGGCATAATTTATAAATATGACACTCGAAGAAACATTAAAATCCCTCAAGGAAGCTTTTGTTGGTAAATCTGCTGAAGCAGAAGCGAAAGCGAATGAAGTTAATGCTCTCACGGCAAAGATTTCAGAATTAACAGAAAGCGTTTCCTCAAAGGAAGCAATGATTTCCGAATTGAGCGCAAAATTAGAAGATGTTTCTTCTAAACTCGCATCGGCTGAAGAAATGAAAGCAAAAGCCGAGCAGATTGCACAAGAGATTAAGGCATCACAAGAAACCGCTGCAAAGAAAGCCGCTTCAATCGCTGCTTCTGTTGGTGTAACTCCTGTTGAAGTTAGCCCAGCCGAATCCGTTGCTCAATCCAAGTCTGACGAAGAAGTTGCCCAAGAATGGGCTTCTCTGAAGCAGAAAGATGCTAAACAAGCATCAGAATTTTATACCAAGAATCGCACGGCTATTCTCCGTGCGGCTGGTTTACGATAATTTCCAACCCCTAAACATACACTATGTCTAACAATATTGGTGGATTAACCCTGCAACTCGTTGCAGAAGAATCCCTACGCACATTGGTTCCAGAATTGGTTCCTTTGACCGAAATCGCAGTCACCGACTTTGGCTCTTATGTAGCCGAGCGAGGCACGACTGTCCACACTCGTTACGCTGATTCCTTCACCGCAACGACCTTCAATGAAGCCAATGGTTTCGTTCCTGCTAATGCCGTTTCAACGGATGTTGCAGTTACCATCGCTGACTTGAAGTATGTCGATGTTGCTTTCAGCGACTACGAAGCAAGCACCCTCTCGTTAGAGCGTCTGCGTCGTTTATTCTTTGCTCCTATGGCCAACGCTGTCCAAAAGAGCTTGTTCGACGATGTGCTTTCCAAAGTTACTTCTGCTAACTTTGCAAACGCTGCTTACTCTGGTGCAAAGTCTGGTTTCAATCGTGTTGCTATCGCTAACGCTGCAACCTCTCTGACCAAAGCCAACCTTCCTCACAAGGATCGCAAACTCCTTCTCTCGCCCGATGCTCTCGGACAACTCGTCCAAGACCCATCCGTTGCTTCAACTTACTCCTATGGTGTTTCTGATGTAATTCAGAATAACGCTATCGACAAGAAGTTGCACGGCTTCAGCATCAGCGAATACAATGGTTTCCCAACCTCTGGTGATGCTTTCACACAAGGATTGAATGGTGTGGCCTCCTGCAAAGAGGGACTCGTAATTGTGACCCGTGTTCCTGCTACCCCAACAACGGGTGGTGGTGAGCAAATGGTTGTTACCGACCCAGACAGCAAATTCTCGTTTGCTCTCCGCTATTGGTATAATTGGCAAGCTGGTAAGCACAATATGTCTGCTCTCTGGCTCGTTGGTTCGGCTGTTGGTAACCCCAACGCTCTCCAGCGCATTTCCTTCACATCGTAAGTTTTCTGAAGGGTATATCCCTTCAACTGCGAAAATACGGACCCTCCCTTTTGCCAAGGGGGGGTCTTTTTTTTGACACTTGGCTAAAGTTATGGCATCGATTCAATCAGAATGGGCTTCTGACGCCTTTGAAATCCTTGGGGAGATTCCCAAGCAAGTTACTGTTAAAAATGTCCCCAGCGGCCAGCCAATACCCTTAAATGCCCTAATGAGCGAGCCATCCGTAATGCAGGACATTGAAACGGGCGGTTTCGTTAATCATACATCCTTTGATGTGAAGTTTTTAAGGACGGATTCGGTGGCCAATCCTGGACTTATCGCTTTTGGCAATATTATCACCTTTGCAAATAACCAATACCGCATTATGTCGGTAACGGATCGTCCTCCATCCGCTTGGATTATCTGTAAGGTTCAAACCAAGGTGCAATGAGCAGAGCAGGACGAAATAACAATTCAAATCCTTATTCTGGTAGCGCCAAAGTAAAGATTTTGCAGGGTAGGTTGCGGGTATCGATGAAATTTGATACCAAGCGTTTTCAGAATCTGATTGGATTATACTCTATCTTGTTAAAACGGGATTTGAAGGAAGTTGTTAAGGAGCAAGGCAATCTATTTTGTAAAGATATGATTAGATTTTCACCACCTTACTCTGGGGTTGGTCCACAAGCAAGTCCAGATGGATATGGTTTCGATGGAAAAGCAAAGAAGCAGGGAATGAATGCTGTGGATAGGGATGTAAGGAAAATCTTTGCTCCGATTGCACAAGCAACACCAGGACAGGTGGCCAAATATGGCAACTTGGCAATCTTCCAAGCTTGGATTCGTGAAAAGTTGAAATTGCCATTACCTCGTTATCCTAAAGCCGTGTTTAATAAACACGCTAAAGCGGGCTGGTTCACCCAAACAGATTATGAAAACTTTGAAAAATCGCAAAAGAAAGCGGTTAAGGAAAAGGCAAAATTCGTTATTGGAACAACTGAAAGCACAATTAAATCTATCCACGAAAGCATCAGAGGAAAGCCAAGATACCGAGTAACAAAAGGCAAAATTGATGGCCTTTATTTTGTTGATGATTTTAAGGTTGTCGAAAGATATATTAAGAGGGTTCAAGCAAGGGTCGGTAAATTGAAATCTGGCTGGTATTGGGCTGGATTAAAACTTGGAAAAATGCGAACAAGCTTTTTACAATCCTTGCCGCTTGATCGAATGATTTTTGTTAATCGCCTTGAGGAAAATAATCCTAATATACGAATTGGGTCTAAAGAAATGGCAACCGTCCTTCCTCAATCCTGGAGCTGGCTCAAGATGGCCAAAGACCATAGAGATTTTGCAATTAGAAACAGGGTTTCACATTTGATTGCGAGCAATAGTAACAAGAAAAACTTAACGGCAGTTATTGCGCATATGCGAAGCAATCCCTACAAGCAACTTACCAACCAATGACAACTCCATCATTTTATAGTTTTAGAAGAATCCTTGAGGAAAAGATTGTTTCTTATCTGCAAAGCAAAATGCAGGATGTTGAAATCCATAAGGGCATTACAGATGAGATTCGTGTTATCCCCATTATCATTTGCCACGCTGAATCCAGCCAAGCCGTTTCCGACCTTGGATCTAACACCCTCGGCAATTATACGGCTAACCTAAAGATTTACATTTACAGCTCCGCCGATGATGAAACCCTTGAAGCCCACAGCAATAGGGTCATTAGCGTTATTGGATATTTAAGAGATGTGGCGGCTATACAAGCCACATTCAACCCAACTACCGATGGACAACTTTACTCGATGTGGATTGTCAATGACGAGGAAGGTATGTCCCAAAGAAGGTATGGAAATTCGTTAGAATATACGGTTTGGGGTGTGCTTCCTACCCAACCTTGACATACGGCTAAAATCATAAACCTATGGCAAACACATCAGAAGATTTTGGTATAGCACACTTTTTCGGTCTCCGTGGAACAGCGACCTATATGACCGTTCAATCGGACGATATTTCTAATACCTTCAAATTAGATGTCGAAGTTGCCGACGAGCAAGGTAAGATTATCACAAATCGTCTCGATGACCGTTTTCTCGAAGTATCTTTAGAAGGTGTATTATTGGCGACAGCAACTCTCCCAAGCATTGGTGATACATTCTCCTGGAATAGTGTAAACTATATCCTCAAGTCTATCGACGACAAGGGAACCAATAAAGATTTCCGTAAGGTATCTGTTAAGGGAGTAAAATACCAAGAGATTGCTTAATCTCTCGGCATCCTTACACGATGGATGCTCGATACATAAATGCAGTTTCTGTCTTGCCCAAACAAAACAAGGTTTGTGGCAGGACAATTCTGCCTTTCTGCCTACGGCATCGAATCGCTTTAGAGGCAATTAAATCCCCTTTCCTTAATCCTAATGCCACGAAGTTTAACCCTGTCGATGTCATCAATGCAGTAAAGATTCTTTCGACATATGACAAAGAGGATATGGTTAAACCATTATCCTTGCGGGATAAATACCACCTTCTCTTGCTCGTCTTTAGCGTAAAGAAAATGGTTAAATCGGTAGGGACAATTATGGGAATTATGAATATTTCCTGTTCCTATCCGAAAACTTGGGATAAAAAACAAGGCACAAAAAACAATGTCCCTTGGGTGCTTGGCTGCGTTTCCAATCTGGTAAGGAATGGTTGCACGATGGAAGAAGCTTGGACGATGCCCGAAGGTGAAGCGATCTGGATGGCCTTATCCCATTCCATTTACGAAGGTGCTAAAATCGACATTCTGACTACGGATGAAGAAAAGGAATTGGAATCATTCCACGACAGGGTTAATGCCTACAAAAAGAAAATGAACATCAACTAATATGGCCGATTTACAAATAGACATTGGAGCGAACCTTGACGGCTTGCGTAAGGCGATGGGTGAGGCGGGTCGTATGATTGACGAGATTGATAAGAAAACCAAGGGACAATCGAAATCTGGGGCACCAGAGAAAACAGCCGAGCAGAAGTTAATTGATTTCTCAAAGAAGGATTTCACCAGCCCAGAGGGTATTGCAACGATGATTGGTGGTAAACTTCTTGGTGCAATTACTATTATTGGTATAGCAATAGCTGGCTTAATAAAACAAGGTTATGATTTAATTAAAAGATATGCCGATGAGGCAAGGGAATTGGTAAATCTTTCCAGAGCGATGAATCTCACAACCCAAGAGATTCAAAAATTGAAAGGTGCGGCAATTGCTTCTGGTCTTGGTATGCAAACTTTAGCAAAAGCCAATGCCGAATTTAATAAGCGGGCTGGTGAAGCATCCTTGAAAGGTGGAGATTTTTTAGCCACGATTCAGCGTCTTGGTGTAAACTTAAATGACATCAAAAACAAAACTGTTAAATTTGATGATGTAATAAAATTATTACAAAAGGCACATTTGGCTGGAACAGATGCTGCCACAATGAATACGCTGGCCAACTCTTTGCTTGGTTCAAGTTACCAAGAATTGTTACCATTGATTAACAGATCGTCTGATGCTATGAAAGATTATGGTGATAGGATGTTTACAAATACAAATATTGCCAATAAAGCATTAGAGCGTTTTTCAAATAATTGGGATATATTTTGGAATAATATTGGGGTCGTTTTTATGGAAGCGCTTGGAAGGTCTTTGGATAATTTTTACAAAGGAATGGATAAAATTGGTGAATTTTTTGAAAAACATCCATTTTTGAAAAAAATGGCGATG